CAGCTTACCAGGGGAACGGGCGGGCAAGCATCGTGTCCGGTGCAGTTGTCGCCTTGTCTCGTTGCTGCTGGCATAGAGCACCTCCTAATTGAGATAAATCTTACCGCCGGTCTTGACCGTCATGTTTCCGTCCAGCGTGATGTTCATGTTGACCGACTTCATGTCGATGGAATCAGCCTTAAACTCGGCAACCGTCGTGTCGGTATTCTTGACGATCACCTTCTCGTCCGTGACCGCGACATAAATCTCGCCGTCCTCTTTGGCGATGACGTGGGCAGTATCGGGGATGCTTCCGGGAACCGTGTAGTCACCGGATACGATGCCGCCGATAAACACGGCATCGGTCGTAGCGTGGTTCCGCTCGGTCAGCGGCTTGGCCTCCTTGCCCCCGGTCACGGTGGCGTCCATGTCATGGTCCAGGTAGACTACAACGCCGACATCGCCCTCTTTTATCCAGGGCCGGAAAATGAATCCGCCGAGGCGGGTAACTGCGACGGGTATTTGTAAAATCGGGGGCGGCGTCTCATACTTGCCGTTCTCCAACTGCTTGGAAAGAGGTTGGACATTGACGGTCATCTTGGCTTTGTCGAACTTCAGCACACTCACTGTCGCCGCCACACAGATTGATTCAGCCAGCTTTCTATCGTGGATTTCTTCGTAGTTATAGGCGTTTACGCTGGACACCGCTCATCCCTCCTCTCAAAATGGCTTCAGCTCCATATCCGTTTTCCAATCGCCACTCCTGCTGCCAGAGTGCTTACCCTTTACAACGATGAACCTTCCGTTCAGATCGCTGGACTGGACCTTTGCTACCTCAGCGGTAGCAATGCGGTAATTCAGCAGGCAGGAGCGCGAAATTGTGTCCTCATCCCGGTCCTCTCCCGTCTTCTGGGAGTTGGCGTCTGTTTCAATCGGGATAGGCACCTGCTCCTCGTCGGCACGGAGCAGCCCCGTGGCAGGAGTCAGAAGCAAGCCGTTGTTTATCCCATCCTCAGCTTTCGTGATATAGACCTGCCCAGTGGTCCGGGTAATGAACCGGCTCTTGCACTCCAGCACGATGATCTCATTGAGAACCTGCTTCAAATTGCCCCGGCACACCCGTCCTCGCGGGTAGCTCACGTCGATAGACAGCTCACACTTCGCAACCTCCACACCGAAGATGTTCAGAAGGTCCCGCACCATCGCGGACGCCTTCATGTTCTCAGTATAGGTCTTATTGACGAGCCGCCCCAGAATCTCCTCAGCGCACGGCTGGACGGTCAGGGTCGTCGTCCAGTCAACATTGTTCTGCTTATGCTTCAGGCCGACCACTTTGCCGACCAGGATGCAGCCCACATCGCCAACGTACCCGGCGTTCAGCACCACAGGGTCGTTCTTCTTGATGTTGTTCCGGGTATTGGCTGAGAGGTTCGTGACCTTGACCGTAGCCACAGGCGGCTCCTCGCTGTCCTCGAACGGAATATCAAACGAAAAATCCAGCCCGTCCAGGTCATACTTGTTGCTTCCGATGACCAGCGTAGCCGCTCGAATCCAAAACGCCATCTCACTCCACCTTCCGCTCGTACAGGTAAAGCCGCACGTCTTTCCCGAAGTTCTCCCACGTCACCTCTGACACATCGTTGTCCGTGATGCAAGACGGGATGATGACCGGAATCGGAAAACGCTCATCCTCCACCGTGTTGAACAGCGCCCGTCCATACCGGACGATCTCGCCGAACGCCAGCACGTTGCCGTTGACATCCAGCAGGTCTATCGTGAAGAACTTCCCGATGTCGTTATACTTCACCGTGAACGTGTAGGTCTTGTCTGACAGCTTCACGGAGAATGAGTACGGAACCCGCGACACGTCAATCGCCAGATACTCAACATCCGCGTTCAGGTCAACCAGTTGCAGCGCCATACTCACACCTCCTCATCATGCAGACAGGCCGTCATAGCTGCCCGTCTGCCGCGTGAGCGGAGCGGAGCTGCTGGGCTGCGTGTAGGCCGCTTGGTACGTCTTCTCGCTGGACGAGCTCACCGTCTGTATAGACACGACGGTGAGCCCGTAGTTAGCAGTTACCGCCAGTTGCTGGTCATCGCTCTTTCCGGCATCCTGGCTGGTCATGGGCAGCTCTCCGTCCATAGGGACGTACCCGGACGAGGAAAGCTGTAACTGTTTGAGCGTGGCTGTAAAGGCCGCGCCGTTCTTGTTCTTGTAGGAGCGGTCAAACTTCAGGCTTGTAAACACCAGGTTCGACATTCGCGTCACGCCGATATAGGTCAGCGGCTCACGCATCGCCCGCATCGCTTTCAACGCGCTTATCGCGCCGTCTCCGCCGATGATAGTCCCGGAGATGCTGAGGGTCCCGGAGGCATTGTTCACATGGTCATTGATCTCCGCGCCTTCCTCAATCGGGTTCGACGTGACCGAGCTGCTGTAGCTCTCACTCTCCTTCTCAACCAGGCCAGTAGAACGGGGTTCAAACCGGACCGTCCCGCTCTTTTTCCCGGTCAGCGTGTAAGCCATAACCGCACCTCCAATCAAAACGCATACTGGTTCTTCAGAGCCGCCCGCTGAAGCTCCTCCTCACGGAGCTCTGCAAACAGCTCTCTCATCTTGGCTTCAAATTTTGATTCAAGCTCTGCCTTCATTTCTTCCAGAGCCTCACGGTCTGCATTTCCCTCTATGGTGATCGGGATGGTAACTACCGGGGCGAAGGTAAACCCGCCCGAGCCTCCGCCACCGTCCGGCTTCGGAGTTCCGTCGTCGTCATCATCCGGCTCAGGAACACCCCCGCCCCCGGATTCAGGATCGCCGTCATCATCTCCGCCGTCATGCGGCTCGTCGTCATCCGGTTCATAGCCAGGAGGGTTGAAGTCCTCCACCAATGGGCTGACCGTGTAAACCAGGTCAGAGACAGGCGGCGTCTTGATGTCCTCGATGATGGGGCTGACCTTGTACGCCACATCCTCGACGACATTGCCGATAGCCTCGAAGTCTTCCGCCAGCGGGCTGACCGTGTAGGTGGCAGCTCCGGCGTTCCCGGGCAGTTCGTAGTCCTCGACGTTCGGGTACACGCCGTAAGTCATGTCGGCTGGGCCGTTCGGCTCCGGGATGTCGATTTCCGGCCCGTCAAGATTCGTCGGAATGGAATCTTCCATGTCTGCGATCACGTTGCCCATCGCACCGGTGAAGCCCTTTCCGACGCCGAGGGCCATATTCTCGCCGACCTCATGCTCGAAGACGGTAGACGGACTGTGGATGCCCAGGAAGCCCTTGATGCCGCCCACGATGTCGCTTGCGAAGCCCTTGACCTTATCGCCTACCCAGCTCGCCATCGACGAGATGCCGCTCCACAGGCCCTCCACGATACTCTTGCCGACATCAATCACCATGCCGGGGATTTCACCGAACGCACCGAGGATAGCCGCGCCGACGGCGGGGAGCTGGCCCACAAGCTGAGGTATCGCGGAAATGATGCCAGACCCCAGCTCCAGCAACAACGTCACGCCAGTCGAAACGATTTCTGGGAAGTGCTCTGCCAAAGTACCGACGATGCCGGAAATGATGGCGGGTAGCTGCCCTATCAGCTCGGGCAGTGCCCCCATTAGGCCGGTTGCCAAACTCGTGAGTATCTGAACGCCCTGCTCCAGAATCGTGGGCAGGTTCTCCGTCACAAAACCGCAGATAGACGAAATGAGCTCCGGCAGCATCTCGACCAGCAGGGGAATCGCGCCAATCAGCCCGTCCGCCAGCGAGGTCAGGATAGCCGCGCCTTGCTCCAGGATGGTCGGCAGGCTTTCCGTCAAGAAACCGAGTATCTGGTCAATCAGTACGGGCAGTTGCCCGATGAGCACCGGGACCGCCCCAACGATACCGTCTGCCAGACCGCCTATGAGCTGCATCCCTGCGTTAATCACAAGGGGCAGGTTCTCTATCAGCGCCCCGGCTATGAGCATCACCGTCTCGACCACGGAAGGAATCAGCGTTGGCAGCATCCCGCCGAGGCCGGACGCCAGCGACGCTATCATCTGCATCCCTGCACCCGCCAGCACCGGCAGGCTGCTCAAAATGCCGTCGCCCAGCATGGTCACTATCTGAATCGCCGCGTCAATAATCAGCGGCATATTGTCCAACAGCCCCTGGCCCAGAGCGCCGAGCAACTGCATCCCCGCGTCAATCGCGGTGGGCAGCATCCCGACGATCATACCCAGGCCGTCGCTCAGGATGCCGCCGAGGGCACCCATCGCCCCGGTTAGCCCTCCTTCCTGGAAAGCCTCTGAGAGCTTCGTGACGGCATCTGTGCCAAACTGAGTAAACTTCCGTAGGGATGGCGTCAGCTCATCGGAAATAACAATTTGAGCGCCCTCTAAGGCGCTCTTGAAAAGCGTTATATCACCGGCCAGGTTATCAAGCTGGGTATCTGCCATAGCTTGGGCCGCGCCCGTCGTGTTGTCGAACGCGACTTGCAGGTCCTCCAGGTTGCCACCGAGGGCGCCGATAACATCGGCCTGGGATACGCCAGCGTCAGCGGCCTCCCACAACATATCAGCGAACTGTTCTGCGTTGCCGCCAGATGTTTTGAGGATGTCGGAAAAGGCTTTCTCGCTTATCCCCAGTTTGCCGAGGTTGCCCTGCATGGCTGTGAGGTCGAGCCCTACATCGGACAGCGATTCGGACAAGCTGCCCATGTTGACCCAGGCACCGTCGATGGCTGTACTCAGCTCATCAAAGCGCTCCGCGCTGGTGCCGAGCATGGCGTTTACGGATTTCAGGTCAACCTTGTTGAAAATCTCGTTCAGCGCCTGCGTCTGTTGCTCTTGGGTCAGGCTGGACAGTGCGCCGTTCAGATCTCCGAAGGTCTCGTTCAGCGGTCGCAGATTGCCCTCTGCGTCGAACGCATCGACGCCAAGGGCCTTCAACTGGGCCGCTGCCTTATCCGTAGGCGCAGATAGGGACAGTATCATGTTGCGGAGGGCTGTGCCGCCTTCCGCACCCTTGATTCCGTTATCTGCGAGAACGCCGAGCATCGTGCTCAGTTCGGTTGTCCCACCGGCAAGGTTCTTAGCCGTACCGCCTACCGTGAGAATCGCATCGCCGAGTTGCTGGACACTGGTATTGGACTTGGAGCTCGCCGCCGCCATCTTGTCCACCAGATCAGATGTCTCACTCAGCGACAGACCCAGGGCCGATTGTGCATCCGTTACCATGTCGGACGCCGCCGCCAGCTCGATACCGCCAGCCGCCGCAAGGTTCAGCACGTTCGGCAGCATGGTCATGGAGGTCTCTGCGTCGTAGCCTGCCAACGCCATGTAATTTAGAGCGTCAGCAGCCTGTGACGCGGAGAAGGCGGTATTCGCGCCCATCTCCATAGCGAACTCTCGGAGCTGGGAGAAGTTCTGGCTTGCCTCAGATGTCGCATCATTCAGCTCCGCCACGGAGTAGCCCATCGTGGCGGCGACCTGCGACATGGACGAATCGAAGGCCATGCCAGTGTTGACTGAGGCAGCAGCAAAGCCGCCGACCGCCACAGTAGCGGCGGTTATACCTACCGCCGCCGCTTTCCCGATGCCGGACAGGATACTGCCCAGCTT